TTTACTGAACTGCGACTAAACTTGCCATCGACAACATTGGCGTTCGTAATGGTCGCGATAGGGTCTTGAGGCGCATCAAGCATCACCGATAAACGCATCCCATCCCACAATGCAATTCCACGAAACATCCCGGCGACTTTATCGAGGATGTCTCGAGCGCTTGCCTGCTCAGTGATGTATGCATTCAGGGTCATTCGAGGTTCTTTACCGCCGTACCCGTCATTGACCAACTGATCGCAATACTGAGAGAGCACATACATTGCGCCATCATCAACATCGATATAGCCAGCGCGACGAGCAAGACCAAATCGCTCGTTTTTTGCCAGTTCACGGAATAGCCATGCGGGATTGTTAGTCCAGGCTTTTTTAAAACCTCCTGTCCATAGTCCTGCATACGTTTTGGTTATTGGGTCATAGTTGTCAGGAACGTCAACAATAAGACCACGCAGATGATAAGTGCGGTTTGGGGTGTCGTTATACTGATCGCGGTCTATCACTGCACCGGCAATCGCTGAGAACGGGTAATTTAAATTATCGTCGGTGATTTCTGTATAGCTGTTCCAGATAGTTCCGTTTGTCAGTAAGTCACTGGTGCTGTCGGGAGTGATTCGACGCACACGGATATCAAAAGGCTTAGTCTCCGGGGCATCAATGACATATGCCTCCAGATATTCCCCAGAAATTTTCCCAGAGATGGTGACGGTCTGTTCTACTGCCCACCCGGTAGATCCAACTCTGGTTTCCAGCACCATCGTTACGGAAGTATTGTGTTGATTACCCTTGGTATCTTGCTCAACCAGACCCGTGACACCAACGTTGAAACGAACCCGCGTTACTTCCTGATCTGTTATTGTCCTGACCAGTGGGGTGTCAAAAGTGACATCGGTATTGATAATCGTCGTTGCTTCAATCGCAGAAAAACCGTTAATAGGCTGCTGCGTCTCAGAACCAGGCCTCCACGCAACGCTCACACCATTAACGCTGATATTACCGTTCACATCCGTTACAGGCGTGTCGTTCAGCAGGAAAGATGAAAGGTGGGACTGGTCTATCGGGCCGTAGATTGGGCCTTCGCTGATAAGGTCGAGAACGCGGTAAAATTGTTTTGATTTGAGATTGTCATCTAACAACTTAGGAGTACTACCGCCACCACCACCTGAACTCATGGGAAACCTCCATAAAAAAAGCCATCCGAAGATGGCCCATTCTTTATTTACCGTGGCGCTCGGTGTATCCGGCACCATATTCGTTAAGCTGATTTATCTGCTCCTCCCTCCAGCGAATCGCTCGGGACATAGCATCTTCAAGCGATCCCCCCTTTGGATAGAATTGGCGACGGACCTGCTTGCCATCAACATGAACATAGGCCTCATAAAAGGGGAATTTGCCCTTGTCCATAGCCAGCCTAACCCCAGTCAGACCAGAGATATTATTTTTTTGCCTTCGGCAATTTCGGGCATTTTTGGATGGGGTTACCAAACGGAGATTCGTGATCTTGTTGTTTAGGGTATCCCCATCAACGTGATCGATTATCAGGCCTTCTGGAATTTCACCATGATGCAGAAACCACACGATGCGATGAATACTTAGATACCCGCCATTAACCCTGGCTCGGCAATAGCTTCGCGGATATTTACCGGAAATCTTATTGATTGTACCTGCTTGGTGACCGCATTTTGTGCGCCGTGATGGAGATATCTTCCAGGTCAGATATGTGGGTGACGTTTCGTCATAGGCAAATAAATCATGTAGACTGAGCTCAGCCATGATGGCCTCCGATTCAGGTTATTTGGTTAGAGCCGGGATGATGTTCCACCATCATTTCCGGCTTGTTCATTTTACCACCTATTACCCTATCGAAGCATCCCAATCGACATTATTCGATGTATCTATACCGAGACTGATAACGTTGCTGCCAACCACCATTTCGCCCATGAGTATTGGTACAGGCCTGCCCTGTCCAACCCGGTTTTCGGCACTGGTAAAAGAGTTATTTGTCAGCGTGTTATTATCCGCTGCCTCGGCTGAGGTTTTGGTCTTCATATTGCGCGCCGAATAGACCGAATAAGCCACTGATGCGGCAGTCACCACAAGAGAAATAACTAATGCCGCCGTACCAGATATTGCGCCCTCAACAACTGGAGCAAATATGACAGTCGACCCATTCTTCAGTCGTCGGTCCATATGCCAGTTAATTGAGGATTCGCTGACATCCTCTCCAGCCACCCTAAGCCTAATTTTTGTACTCAGAAACGCTTTCTTGAATTCATGGTTCTGCGCGAGAAGCAATCTGAGACCCTGCGCTGGGGTTTCAACATTTAAAGAGATCTGGCGGTGAAATCGGCGTAAATGCCCTGCAAATTTAAAGATAAGCACTGTTCATGCCTCCAGATTGAATGCATCTGTTTAATGTACGCTGGCCGCATAGGCTCCCTGCGACTCAGGTGCCCGGCGTGGTCATGGTGGAGTACGATATTGTCTTCAAGCAAAATCATCGCGTGGCAAGGATCTGCGCCCGGGAAAGGTTGCCGGATAATGACGTCACCCGGCTGCGCTTCCTTTGCTGAAATCTGATGGAATCCATTAAGTGGCATGTTAGTCAGGTAAAGATTTTCACCCCGCAACCACCATCCGTTTGCGCGATCGAAGTCAGGTAAATCAATCCCGCACAGGTGATACGCATCCCTAAACAGGGTGTAGCAGTCCATTACACCATGCTCGAACTTGCGGCCCAGAAGAAAGGGAACTGGCCTGAACTCAATAACACGACCACCAGACGCCAAGAGCCAGGGAAGACCAGTGATAACCTGCATATGGCGATCTGCACCTGACAATACAGGGGCGTTTCCAGGGTGCGAGTGAAATACCGCAGTCACCTCCCCTTCTTCCTCTGCTGCCAGCCAGTCGCTATCACTGATGCGGAAGTGTCTGCCTGGCTCGGGATGGATGTTTGGGCATCGATACACGAGCTCATCGTCGATTATTAATGCGCACACTTCATCCTGCGACGATGCTGCATAGTCGAGTAATTCTTGCATCAGGAAACCTTCTGAGAGCCTGGGAAGCTGCTGATTGGCATTGGTTCAGGTCGTGGATAGCGCAACCTGCAGCCAGTGCGTCGGTGAGAGCACTTATCTTTTGCCGGGTCTGATGTCGGATTATCGCGCTCATCTGCCACCGGCGGGCCGTCATATCTACACCCGACACCGCGATACTGCCACTGGCAAACATCGGCCAGAATTGTGCGCGCCGGGATAATTGCGTTGTCACAGTCAATCGGCGTTGCCAGGGAATAGGTCACCTGTTCGAACGTTTCCTCCGTCATTTCCTCGACAACATAGCGAGAAACCGCTTCCTGCGTTGGATCTGCGTCAGCATTACCATTCGGGAAATTAACCGCATCAAGGTATTTCACCGGTACTTGTCGTCGGGTAATGACAACACCGAGCATGTCGTCAAAGTCATTATTGATGCCCGTAATCAGGCCAGTGATATTGGCAACTGTCATCGTAGGGCGACCATAGGTGCCTTCATTTTTCGACTCAAACCCTTCGACGGCAATAGGGTATGCGGGATAGGTATTCCCTTTCCACACGACATCACCGTAGTAACCGTTAGTGCCAGAATAAAAGCGAACGATGTCACCACCATATGGCTGGAGGTCCGCTTCAAACAAATCAATGAAGGCACCCACTCCAGCATCGACGCTATCAATAATTAAGTTTGATGGTATGTCGCGCACGGAAAACTCCCATTAAAAAAGCCACCCGGCGGTGGCTTATCGTGGCACTTGTTCAAATGTGGCCGTCAGTTCATACAGGGCCCCTGTTTTCGTCGCACTCCAGGTTCTACACACGAATAACGCCTGTATTCCCGTATCGGATGGAGTCCAGTAAAACGCCTCGACAGCCATTCTCGCTTTGAGGAACGCCTCGGCTGCCTTAGCAACATTGGGCTGGCTGCATTTGCTATCGTCCACACCTTTAAATGTCAGAGAGTACTTGTCCATTAAGGGATTTATTCCCTTGGTCTGTCGCTGCTCATAACCGTCACCCAGTTTTACGACGGCAACGT